TTGCTATCGTATTCAAATTGTTCAAAACGAATAAGTAATCTTTTGATACGAGATTCTGCATCGTCTAATTGTTTTTTTAAATCTGTTATCTGACCTTTTAAAGCCGTGTTATCAGATTTGTACTCTTGAATTATTTCAAGAAGCTGATTTCTTTTCTGATAACTCATTGAGTAACTTCGCAATCTGATCTAATTTTTCAGCTTGTGAAGTAATGGTATTCTCTAAATTTTGTAATCTCTTCTTAATGTTAGAATCTGTTTCTTTACCCATTGAAACATATGTTTGTCCCGTACTAGCACGTTTGCCGTTTACGTAGGTTCTGTTTATCATATTGTGTACAGTCATTTATATCCTATATATACGGGGTTGAATTAAGGGGGATATAAATACCCCCCTTAAGTTATTTATTTATTAATTGTTGTCAGTTTCGTCAATACCAGATATGTCGCATAAAACTGCCCATACCCTAATTTTGCCGACTGTTGACGCAGCCCCTGCGACTAGTACATCAATTGTATCTGCTACTTTACAAGTAAGCATTGGTGCACCATCAGCAACATCCCTAGGTGCATAACTAGCACCTGTAGCGTCGTAAGCATCTACGAAAGCATCAGGATCCGAAAACCCTGCTGTACTTCCTGTAATACCAACATCCAGTACCACTGAACTTGAGCAAGCTACGAGTACTTCTACTCCCGCTGCCATTACTAACGTTTCCGCTGGGACATCGATCGCTTGAACGACATCATTTTGTGCTGGATTAAACGTATCCAGATTTACCGTATTCTCAACTAAGTAAGGTGTTCTACCATTAGACGGATGTCCAGTAGTTCCACCTACACCTGTTTTATCCCATGTAGCCATAATCTATCCTTCTCCTTCTAATTAACCTATTGTTATAACACCAGAGTAAGCTGCTGCTGATCTCAGAACTTTTCTTCCGAAAACATGTAAGCCTCTCACGATGTCTGAAAATGAATCAGGGTCTCTGATAAGTTCCGTTTTCGCAATATGGTTTGCCGTAGCAACTGCACCTTGGTGCCCATAAAGGAATGCGTACTCATTAGATCCTGCTGATCCGAACGTTTTAGATGCTGCTGCTCCGCCTGAAACCGCTATGGAATTAGTAGAGTAAAGTCTAAACCCAAATAAAGGTCTATCTGTTACCATACCGTTTCTCATAGAAGATGAGCCGCCATCAGCCATTACTGACTGATCCATAATTTTTGCACCTGCTTTTCTCAATTGCTTGTAAAAAGCTGGTGGTGCAACAAACCATCTATTTTCTTCTGGTACGTCACCGCCATCAAGAACTGTTTTAGCTGCTGATATAATATTTGCTAGTGTATCAACCGCTGCATCTCCATCAATTGGCGAACCGTCTGTTCCTGTGTTCGCTGCTGATGTTGACGCATTGTCATAAATGTATTTTAATACATTGTAGTCGTAGTTCTTTTTTAGTGAGTAAGCACCTGAAGAAGTTGCTAGTGCTTCCCAGTTTACGTGTGATTGTCTTTCTTCGATGTCATCTACTTTAAACGCAAAGTATGAACCTTGGTCGACAGTAAGTTGTAACTTATCATCTGCCAAAGTTTGTGTGTTTACAGTTTGACCTCTAGCGTAGTCGCTCACAGTAATCGCTGGTTCGTTCACGATATTTACCGTGTCGCCAAAATTTTCAATTTCTCCAGCGTAATCAGTGTTAGTAATATCTTCAACAACTGATGCACGTCTGAAAAATTTTTGAACCTTTTGACTATATACTGCTGGTACCCAATTACCTGATGGTAAATTTTGGTAGCCTGCAGACAGTCCCATTGTAGCCATGTGTTAGCCTCCAATTATAGTTATTATTAAGGTTGGATTCTACCTTCTCTTACAGCCTTATCGATGTCTTCTTCGTACTTCGCATACTCACTAACATTCATTTTAGAAATTGCAGCATTGGACCATACTTTCTTTTTAGGAAGTTCTGATTCAGTTGCTTTAGCAGTTTTTGTTATAGCCTTAGCTGCTTCGTTCTTAACAGCCGTTTCCTGTTTTTTTGAAAGCTTACTAACACCTTTATCCATTTTATATAAATCAATAGCTCTTGAAGCTAATGATGAGTTAGATGTATTTTCATACAACCAACCTTGTATAATAGGATCTTGTTTAGAAGCCCATTCATGAAATTCGTCTTTTGAACGAATGTCTTGAAAATCAGGATGTGCTTTTAACAATTCTACTTCTGCTTTTTCTCTACTAATTTGCTCCTGCTGTACTTGAAGATTTTGATACTTGGTCTCCATCTCCTGTGCACGAGTATCCGCTTTGTTCATAGCAATGGTTTCAACCATTTCATAAACATCAGGATATTCCTTTCTCCAAGATTCTAATTCATCTTTAGATTTAGGTGGAACAAACTGCTTTGATGATTGTTCAAGTTGAGTCTTTAAAGTTCGAACTTGATCTTTATGCTTTCCGAGTGTAGAATCATAGTGTCTTTT